ACACCCACGCGGTTTGCTTCGGCCAACGCAGCATCTTGGGCTTGCGCCACAGTCATTTTTCCTGAATCAATCAGCTTTTGCAATCCGGTTGCTGAGTAGTTAATGTTGGCGTACAAACCTTCTAGGCCGCCCATATCCCCGGGCAAAGCTCCTTTTGTGTAGCCAAGCTGGTTGTAAAAATTAGTACCGGTTATACCGCCTGTATCTGCTAAATTATGTGTAAGTGCATATTGGTCGGCCGCAGACATGCCAGAGTTTTGCAGTGCCGTTGCTAAGTTTGCACCTGTCAATCCAACGTCAGCGGCTCGAGCTAGGAATTCGCTAGCGTCTGTGTTTTTGTCGGAAACAGCATTAACATAACGTGTACCGTAGTCCCCCAACTGACCTTGGGTGCCTGTAGCCGCTGCAACATTTGCAAGCGTCCAATCATTATTTTGTAAAGCTTGAGCAATAGCCGCGTCGTTACCTGACTTTAAAAGGGTTTGAGTTTCGGGCTTGGCAAAGTAATCATAGATGTCGTTCTTCGTGTCTGCCACAGTGTAGCGATTTTGATACTCAGCCGCCCGATCTTGGGTGCCAGTAGCTCGTGCAATATCTGCAGCAGATACGTTATATGTGCCCATGTCCCTTGCAATCTGCTCGTCAGATTTTGGCCCTGCCGCAAAGTAATCAAAAATCTGTTGGTCACTTACTGTGGGGCCACCGTCAGCCAAAGCCACGATACCGCCTGTTGCCATAGGCTTAGGTGGTTGATTTAAAGACCCAACGCCAAGTTCGTAAGGGTTTGGATTTTGTTGTCTAAACAACTCGCGCTGGCCTTCAAAAGTTTTGTTTCCAAACTCACTGGCTTTAACGGGCGTCATAGCACGCATGCCATACAGTGGGTCGGGTTTACCCGTATCTGGGTTGATGTTGTAGTCGTACTGCCGGATGTAGCCCGTGCTTTTAGGCTCAGGCATTTTGGTTGTTGGCTGTACAGCCATCAGGGGGGCTGCAGCGTAAGCAAGATTGCCAAGATTTTGTTTTGCAAACGTACCCATTGCTGTAGGGTTTGCCGTGGCAGCATTAAAGCCCGCAGATAATACGTCTGCTTTAGGCGCGGCGGCGATTGCCTGCGTAGCTCCAAACCCACTTTCGGGAGAACCAATCGGCCCCTGAATACCTTCTGCGGCTGAACCAATAGACGCAGCTCCAGCATTCATAAAACTTTCGCCTAGACCCGCCCCACCATACGCACCCAATCCGGCCATGAGTCCGCGAGACAAACTGCCGGTAGCCAAAGCAGTAATGCCGCCCGTAGCTAAACCTGCCGAAACCGCACTAGACAGTCCGCCAAAAGATATACCCATACCAGCAGGGCCAAGGAATGCGCCAAGCGCAATAGGGGCAACAGCTTTAAACAAATCAGAAAGAAAGCCGGCTTCGGGTAAACCCGTATGAGGGTTGATGGTCATTGTCCTGCCGTTGGCCTCGGCAAATTTCTGTAAGCGCTGGACTTCGTCCGGCGTCATGTGGACAAGTAAAGAGTCGTCACCGCGACCGTTGGCGGCTACCTGTTCGGCAAACTTATGCAGGCTCATGTTAGACCTTTATCTTTAAAGCGTTTGTCGCTGTGTCACGGTAAACATCTCCTACCCGGAGATTAGCTAAATCGGCCTGAGTTGGCAAGGTGTTTATGTTCAAATTGATGCTTGCCCCAGCCAAAGGCCCCGGGGTGTCCAGTTGGTTAAAGTACAGACGTAACACATTGGTTAGCTTGTCCATGTACTGACGTTCGTATTCTACTGGAGCCAGCGGTAAATTGGGGGCTACTACGTTGGTTTGTGACATGTTTACCTTCTTCCGTCAGGACGAATATCTATACGCGGAGCGCCAAGCTGCCAAGTAGTGTTAATTTGGTTTGAGCTAATTTTGAAGATCATCTGACGGCCACGGAAGCGGGTATAAATTTGACCCGTAAACTCTTCAGTAATGTTGTACGCCGAGCTACTACGAACAGGCTGCGAAGCATCGCTGGTAACTCCAGAACCTGAGTTAGCCAAACCATACAACTCCATGGTCACTGTAGCCTTATCCCCAGCGGGGGAGTCTGAAGAGTTAGAAAAAGTTAAGTCTGGCAAGATGCGCCAGACAAAGCCAAAGTTGTGGCCATCACCAATATCAAACTCAGACGATGCAATGTAAGCGTTGATTGGGTTAACCGTACCTGCTGTGTTATCGTTAATTCCGTCTTCATGGAACACAACGTTATTGCTATATGTAGCAGCAACAGGGAACGACAGTAGCCCTGAATCAAGCCAAGCCGTGCGGCTCATTGTGCCGTAATACCAGACTTTCTCAAAGTAGTTGTATACAACGTACTTGTCAATTGCGGTGCTGTTAGCGGAGCAGTAGAACCACCAGACCTCATTAAAGCCTTCATTGGTTCCGCAAAAAACTTGTAGCGCCTGATCTTGGTTCAAGTCTTGGAATACGTAGCGACGCAAGTCGCAATTAAGCGTTTGGACGCGGCCATCATAGGCATAGAACTTGTCTACGCCCATCCAATACACAACACCGGAAGCAATCACCGCTGCATTTGGGCTCATGATAGATATGTTGTCGCCCAAAAGCTGCGCCGACCACACGTAAGGGGGGCCAAGATATTGCAAAGAATAAACGCTGGAGTCGGTAAGCACCACAATCTCTTGACGGGTCTGCACAGTGGTCACAATCTGTGAGCCGTGAGATAGGCGGGTAAACCCTGCTTGGTTTGTAGCGTCTGGCGTCCAGTTGTATGGATCGTTCTGCCCAGACCAGCGAATCAACATCGGATCCATCGTGCTGGAGCCATAATCGTTACAGCCAAACACTATGACAAAACGTGACGAATCTGAAACAGTCAAGTTATTTTGAACAATCGGAACGTCCACAATATTGGACACTGTGCCAGAACCTGTAGAAGTTGTGTTAACTGGACTGCCCGCGCTATTTAACAGGTTAAATGTCAGGCCGTTGACTTGGTACACATAGTACGTAGTTCCCGCAGTAATGCCAGTTGGCAAAGAACCGCCAGAGAACTGAAGGGCTGCGCCTTCTGTGTAAGCTACTGTAGATGTAACGAGCGTGGGGGATGCGTTAGTAAATGTAACTGTGCCGCCAAGGGAACTTAGTAACACCCCGCGGCTGTTTACCGCAGTTGCGCCGCTACTGGCTGACCAATAGTAAAGCGCCCCGCCACGAGGGCCGTAAATTAAATCTTGGCCGTAGTTTATTTGGTTCCACAAACGCAATGCTGTGGTAGTTGATCCGCCATTACCCCATGTAGTGCCTGACTGACCCCAAGTGCCAGCGCCCCAACCAAGAAGCGGGACAGGTATGGCAGGGCCAGCACTGACTTGATATGCAGCTACAACAGCCGAACCGCCATAAGAACCCGCCGTCAAAGCAGTTGGCACAGTAATCGTAAATGAGCCAGTGACTACTGTTTGAATTTGATATTCCGCATTAAACGTAGAAGCGTATGTGCCCGTTGCCCCAGAAAATGTAACGTATGTACCAGCGGTTAAACCTGTAGTAGTGGCCGTAACGGTGACTGTCGTTGTGCCGTTAGCTGAAAATGGGTTTGTGCCTAGCGTTACAGTTGAGGCAATTGGCGTGACGTCGTAATAAAAACCACCCAGTTCAATATAGAACTTAACGTTTGTGCCTACACCAATATAGTTAGCGCCTGCAAGCGAAACCCAATTCCACAAAGAACGACATACACCACTGTATGTATAACCTGACACGGGCTGCCAACCACCAATAACTTCTGGATTGCCTTGACGGAAACGGATTTTGTCGCACTCATACCAGCCACCCTCGGTGGTGTAGCGGGTGTTCTCTTTATTGACGCCCGGCTTGAACAGAATCTTTTGTAGTGCCATCGGTTAGTCCAGCAGTGCGCACTCGGCAGTGCGGCGTTTAAGTAGTCCCGGCAGTACCTTACCGCCACCTTTAGTCCAGAGCATCAGTTGTTCTTTTGCGCCGTCCCAATCATTGGCGTTGATTTTCCTCTTTAACGTGCTTGTTTGCAAGCGCCCAATACCCAAGTTGTAGCAAAAGTCAACTATGGCATTGCACTTACGCTCATCAGTAATCAGGCCGGGGCAGTTACGCAGGACACCGGGTAGGTACGTATGGTTTAGCTCCACCATCAAAAGCGCCCGTGCCGTGGGTTCATCCATCGGTGGATCGTTTAAATCTACCTTACGGCCATCAGAGTAATAGGTACTGCCGTATCCAATCGTGGGAATGCCAGCCGGACACAGGTACGGCTTGGCACGGTAGCCCTCAAACTGACGGCACAGAGAGGCGGCTAACTCTAAGTTCATAGCCCACGTTTAGCCAAAGTACGGTCGAGGAACCAGAAATTAATTGTCCCAGCCAGCAAAGCCGAGAAGTCTGGAGTCATCA